TTCAGGTTGGTGATCTCCACCTCCTGTAGTGCTATGATCTCGTCCTTGTTGCTGTTGATTGTGTCTGTGAGATTTATCACATACTTGATACCCGTGAATGTTCCAACCAGTATCGAAGCAACGACCGGGATCATCACTATGTTGCTCTTTAACCAACTCTTTTTTTGTTCTATTGCCATCTAAATTTCCTTATGTGAAGTAATATACTAATATTTAATCACTTAATAATATTTTAATAAATACTCATATTATGATTAGAACATTTTTATTCTGTGTGTTGTTCATCACGGCAGTTTCGGCCAATGACATCTATGTGACGCAGTCTCAGACAACTGAAGAAACAACCACAGAAAATAATAACACAGCATTTCAAGAACCTATAGAAGATTCAGAAAAGATATTGATCTCAAATGATCCAACACAGTATTGTTCTGTGATTGCAGGCTGTTTGGAGTCACAATGAAAAAGATTTGGATAGTGTTGGGTATATTTGCTGTGTTGGTGTTGAGTGTTTCACAGATTTTTATTTGGAAAGATCAACAACAGATGTGGCAGATCATGAACACACAGATTGAAATGTTGCAGAGAATAATTGATCGCAATTCGGATGCTCCATTCATCTATGAAGATGAAATGCCTGAAAATTATCCCAACAAACAATCACAAGACATATGAAAAAAATTTTAACACATTGGATATTCAGTGTCATAATACTTGCAGTGTTGATGGCATGGGGATTCAATGACCCATTTGTGAAACAGACTGCCAGACTGAAATCGTTTGATCTGATACAGAAGTATGATGTACCCACTGTGTCACAGGATGTGGCTATTGTGGAAATAGATGAACGTGCCATTGAACAGTATGGACAGTGGCCCTGGAAGCGTGATGTGATTGCTGACATTGTGTGGCGTTTAAGAGAAGTAGGTGCAGGTGTGATTGTGTTGCCCGTGCTGTTTTCTGAAGATGACAGACTGGGAGGTGATCAAGCATTGATAGACGCACTTAAAAATAATGGTGTGGTCATAGCACAGGTAGGAACCACACAGACCAATCGCAACGCAGTGCCGAGAGGTGTTGCCAAGATAGGTGATCCCATGCCATGGTTGTACGAATGGCCAGGTATGTTGGGACCAATAGAATCATTGGGTGCCTCAGCAGACGGTGTGGGTGTGATCAACACAGCACCAGAGATAGATGGTGTGGTGAGACGATTGCCTCTGTTGATGCGAGTGGGTGATGAAATTTATCCAGCCATTGCCATAGAAACCATTCGTGTTGCTGTGGGAGATCCTTCATACCAAGTTAAGACACAACAGGGTGGTGTCACTGCCATGCGTATTCCAAAATTTAAAACCATTGACACAGATGCCAATGCTCGTATATGGTTGAGATGGAACAAACAGTTTGAAACTGTGTCAGCAGTGGATGACTTTAAAACATTACAAGGCAAGACAGTGATTGTGGGCATCACAGCAGAAGGTATTGGCGGGGTCATAGCCACACCTAACGGAGAACAGTATGCTCACATGACCACAGCCACTTCGCTACAAACCATCATCAACGGTGACAACATTGTGCGATACGATTATGCCACATTTGTGGAATACATCACAGCAGGTGTGTTGGCACTGATTCTAATCCTGGCGGCGGCTTATGCTCCGTATTGGTTGATAGGTGCTCTCATTGTGTTGCTGTATTCAGGCACTGCTTATGGCAGTTACTTTGCTTTCACTAGACATCTACAGTTGTGGGACGTGAGTTGGATCATCTTGGTCACAACCATCACAACTTTCCATGCTGTGTTCAATCGCTTCATGAAAGAATTTTTTGCGAAACAACAGATCAAGAAACAGTTTGGCACATACCTATCTCCTGCCATGGTGGAAAAATTACAAAAAAATCCTGAGCTGTTGAAGTTGGGTGGTGAAACCAGAACACTAACATTTATGTTTTCGGACATCAGAGGCTTTACTCCTATATCAGAAAAGTACAAAGGCAATCCAGAAGGACTCACCAAACTGATCAATAGATTTTTAACTCGCATGACCAACATTGTGATTAACAATAATGGAACCATAGACAAGTACATGGGAGACTGTATAATGGCATTCTGGAATGCTCCGTTGGATGTGGCTAACCATGCAGAGTTGGCAGTGAAGACTGCTTTGGAAATGCAGGCAGAATTAAAACTGTTGAATCAAGAGTTATCAACAGAAGGATTACCCACAATCAACATAGGCATAGGTATCAACACAGGTGAAGCACTGGTAGGCAACATGGGATCTGAGCAACGTTTTGATTACAGTGTGATAGGTGATGATGTCAATCTAGCAAGTAGATTGGAAAGCAGTTCCAAAGAGCTAGGAAGCACACTGGTGATTGGTGAAAAAACCAAAGTGCTTGCCAAAGACTTCAACTATGAAAGTTTGGGCACAATCAAAGTCAAAGGCAAGACTGAAAATATAAACGTTTTTACTGTGAATTCTTTTTAGTATTTTTATCTACAACTTTTACAGCAACAACTTCTTTGGGTTCATAAGTTTCATCCCAACAACAGTCGTCTCGGGATACACACTTACTCTCAACGAACACTTTTTTGCTCTTGTTTTTATCTTCGTACATTGTATTCTCCTTTTGTAAAATAATACTTGTAAATTTACTTATAGTAAACTTATACGAAATTTCGTGTAAAATCAATGTCTGCGGTGTAAATCGTGTTGATGGGTTGTAAATTTAAATTTACAAAATTTACTGTTTGTAAATTATTTCTTTTTGGATTTTTTGTCTTCTTTTTCTTTTTGCTCAAGAATCATGTTTAACTTTTGAGTTAAACGTATCATGTCGTTGTCCAACATTCTCACTCTGTCAATCAGTGCGATAAGAGTGGTGTTGGCTTCACCCAACACAGGTTTGATTTCTTTGGTTACCCAAGTCCAAACATAATAAACAAAATAGCCCAAACCAAATGCGGCTACAATTGGGAATCCAAATTCTTTTATCGCATTGGCAAGTTCTATGGTGATCATCTAGTCTTTCCTCGCATCTTCTTTGCCTTCGTTGGCGGCAAGTCTATCCACATTAGGTTTAACTCCTGTCACGTGTGACAGCAAGGCATCTATCTTAACCAGATCATTGTTCATGGTCTGTACTCTGTTGTCCAGTGCCTGTATGATGTTTTTAAGACCATTCACAGAACCTGTCACAGTTGCCAATATGAATTTTAAAATGATGAATATGAATACACCTGATGCCACAGCACCTGCTATGGGAAATCCTACTTCTGATACAAATTGTAAAAAGTTCATTATGTAGGTATTTATGTGTGTTTTTGCATTCAAAATGTTCGTTGACAACTTGTGGCAGGTGTGTTATACTGTTCACATGTGCTTTATCCTTGACCAAATCTATGGTATATACGGTAAATAATGGAAAGAGTTGTTTATGAAGAAGAAAACACGATCAATTTTGGATGAACTGAACCGTATTTCGGAGAGCAGAAATACCGAACATTTCCTTGAAACCACTGGCAGTAGTCTGATTGAGAGTGCAGTAAATCTTCTCAATGTGATACAAAATCACTATCCAGAGGAAACTGCTATTGAATTGGAAAGAAGATTTATAAACAGCATACGTAATGGTGATTCAAAAAAATTCAAAGTTGGAATTAAAAAAGTTTTAGATGACAAAAACAATAGTTAATGAGGGCGGCAATATTTTCAAAAATGCAGAAGGTCAGCCAGCCACTGCAAGAATCAACAGGGTCGATGTTGAACCCACAGTTCAATGGTTGGAACAGATTACAGGATTAGAGCTCACCGACAACAAATTAGGAACTACTGGACTTGCACCTACATCAGGAGATTTAGATCTTGCTGTGGATCAAACAAAAATCAACAAAGAACAATTAATTGCTAAACTGACTGGTTGGTTGAATTCAAAGAATATGAATCCTGCTGATTACATCAAAAAAAGCGGAGTCAGTGTGCATTTCAAAACACCAATACAAGGCAACGAAAAGAACGGACATGTGCAAACAGACTTTATGTTTGGTGACCCTGATTGGATGAAATTCAGTTTGAGTGGCACTGTGGGCAGTAATTTTAAAGGTGCAGATAGACATGTGATGTTGGCATCGATTGCTAAACCCCAAGGACTTAAATGGAGTTTTAAATCTGGTTTGATTGATAGAAAAACTGAACAAGTGTTATCTAAAGATCCGGACAAGATAGCAGAACTGTTGTTGGGCAAAGGAGCCACTGCAAAAGATTTAGCCACAGTTGAAACTATACATGCAAAAATTAAGAACAGAACAGATTATGAACAATTGATTCAAGATGCAAGAGACAGTTTTGAAAAAATTGGAAAAACATTACCAGAACACAAAATTGCTGGAACACCTGTGTGGTTTAGAAACTTAATGGACAGGTTGCCAGAATGAAACTAGTCGAGTTTAAAAAACAATCAGGCAAGTGTAAAACAGTGTTTGAATCTGCAAGAATACAACATGCAGAAGATTTGATATTGTTCAAAGGACACCAAGGTGCTCTTGAAGCCATTGAGATGTTGCAAAAAATTGCCACAGGCAAACAAGGAGTAACAATTAAATGGGATGGCTCACCTGCAGTTGTGTTTGGTCTGACACCAAACAATGAATTTATTTTCACAGATAAAGCAGGATTCAATGCAAAAAATTATGATGGAAGAACGACCAATCCAGATGATTTAGAAAGTATGATTATGAGCAGAGCAAAAGATCCAGCAAAGAAAAAATCATATGCACAGTACAGTATGAAAATGAAACAAGCATTTCCTGTAATAGAAAAATCTATGCCAAAAGATTATGAAGGATATTTTGTTGGAGACATGTTGTATTTTCAACAGCCTAAAAAACAAGGCAACAGATTTGTGTTCAAACCCAACGTGGTTGAATACAGCATAGATGCCAACAGTGACATAGGAAAAAAAATTGCAATGAGCAAAGTGGGAGTTGTTTTGCATCACACTATCAATGAGCAAGGCAGTGTATCGCCACTTGAAGATATCAAT